CCTGCTATGATAGGGTAGTTAATTGGGGCTTTAATTTGATTAGCCATTATTCAGCACCTTGTTTTAATAATTCTCTCATTGCCGCAAATGCTTTTTCATCACTTACGCCTTTAACTTTATCTAAGCCCCTAGCCGCCGCGCCAACTACGGTATCAATTGCAGCCATTGTTGGGCTTCCACCTGTTGCGATTTGGCGCCCACGCTCTGCTACCTGCTCAATTTGGCCTTGGAATGATCCGCGAGCTACTGGTTTAAATCTAGAATCAAGCTCATCTGCAAATAAAATTAACTGGGTCAAATCTGGCTTTCTGCCTACCATTTTTGGGCCTTCTATAGAAATCTGAGAAGGGTATTTTTTGGCAATTTCATCAAGACTAGAAACAGCATCAACGACATTTACACGGGATTGCGCATTACTTAGCACGCGGCGCATTAATGTTCCTAATGCCTTGTTTGCGTTTTCGCTAGTCAAATCAAGCTTTCTACCTGCTACGGACTGAATGTCATCTATTGCCTGTATTGTATCAGAATACATGGTATTCGCTTTGTCGTAGTCTTTGAAGTTTTCATCCAGTACAGAGTCAATATCACGGCGTAATGATTTTAGTACAGATTCTGCTTTACCTGTTAAGCCTTCGCCTGCTTTGCCGTAAGAAACCTGCTCATCAATAAAGCGTTTCATTCTGTGCAGCTCGTAAGCATCTGGGGCCTTGTCTCCTGTCATTCTACGGAATACAGTGGAAAGGGTTCGCTCAACATTTGAAAGGTCTTCTACATCAGAGCCTTTAAAAATAAGCTTCATGTCATCAGATACACCAATGCCCATATCGGCCAGCTCAGTTATAAAGCGTTCTCCAATAGGTGCCGACTCGACACTGCGGCCTTTTAAAGAGCGAGCAACTTTGTCAATTTCAGTTCCGGCTTTTTTATTAGCTTTTTTTACATCATTAAAAGCTTTCAGAACCCGATTGCCTACAATATCAGTAGGACGGTTTTTGGCTGCATAAAGTTGGTTCTTCTTACCCTTCTCAAAGATATTAAGCATTTGCAGCATGTCGGTTTTATCTGCCACTGACGCGCCTTTAACGGAAGCGATTACTCCTTCATCAAAGCCTTGATCAATAGCACTTATTGCAACCTTATCCTTTGTTATTTTTGCGCCACCTGCATTCAGTGCTTTTGCTAAACCAGTTTGCGGCTTGGTTGATGATGGTGTTTTAATTTTATATTGAGCTGTTTCTACATCAGGCACGCTTGCCTCAAGCATTTGAGCAATCTTTTGTTTGGTAGGGCTTTGATAAGTAAACACTGCTTTTGATGCTTCTTTTACTGGCTGTGAAGCCTTGGCCGCCTGACCTAGCACCACCTTAGCCTGTGGAACCACTGCCTTACCTAATTGGCCTGCCTGAGCTAATGGGCCAGATAATCCAGCGAGTGGTGCCAATTGAGCGCCAGCCTCTCCGATATCCTGCACGTATTCTTTGCCCTGCTCTGTGCGTGGCTGATAAGTAAGGCTTGCCATTAGCTCATTAGCTTTTTGCTCAATACGGTTTGCTGCTTCATTAGAGCCAAATTCACCCGCTCGTATTTCATCAATCAAGCCTTTGAATGTGCCGCCTATCATGCCAAGCGTGCCGCCTGTTGCTCCTGTGGCTGCTGTAAGTGCCGCCTCTGCTGCGCCTGTGGCTTTTTCACCTATTGTTGGCTCTTCTTTTGGTTTTTGTGGCTCTATAATCCCTTCAATATCCGGTATATCACCATAACGCTGAGTAAACTCTTCTTCTGAGATTTTCTCTTCTGGAAGTGTTATTAGGCCTCGCTTAACAGCAATATCAAAAGCCTGCTTTTTTTCACCAGTAAGGAGGCCTCTTTTATTGGCCTCTATTAGTAGCTCTGTTTTGGTAGCCATTATAACCCCAGTGATTTCAAAAGTTCATCGTCTGACAATTGATCAACTTGCATAGCGCCTTGATTGCTTTCGGTTTCTTCTTTTGGAAGATTCCCTGCTATCTTATTGCGAGCCTTCTGCATTGTTTCCTGAATGTATTTTAGCTCTTCTCTAAACGCATCTTCTGACATTTTCAGATCAAGTGAAGCAGCCGCCGCGCCTAGTTTTTTACCTTCATTCTCAGACAGAGCGCCAAGGCCCTTCATTTTTTGAATTTCAGTTAAAAACTGCTGGCTTTTTAATTGCTCTAGTTTGGCTTCAAAGTTTGCAGCTTCTGAGCCTGCTACTGTTGGAAAAATAGAGCTGCCACCTACGGCCGCCTCCAATCCTTTATGGTTGATTAACTGGTCAACTGTATTTAGTGTGCTATCAAATGTAGCTAAATCCTTGACGGCGCTATCTTTTATAGCCATTTCATTTTCTTGAAGCTTTGATTTTTTAGCATCAATAGCAACCTGAAGCTGTTCTTTTTTGAGATCATTTGATGCTTTTGCCTGCTGTGCTTTTAATTTATCAAGCTCAAGCTGCTCGCGTCTAAGCTCAATAGAAGCCTTTTGGTAGTCAGTAATTGGTTTAGGCTCATTCTGGCCTTTTAGCCCAGCATTTCTAGCCTGAAAAACCTTATTTACAAAAACAGGGTCTAGCGTTGCAGCCTCAGCAACTAGCGACTCCGCTTGATCTGGGCTTTGAACCGCTTGCTGTATTAAGCTGGCCGCCTTAGCTTGCTTTTGTGCTGCTGTTTGTTGTGCTTGTTGTGCCGCAGCCGCTTGATCTCTGCGCTCTTTCATTGCTTGGCCCTGCTGATAGCCTTGGAAGCCACCTTGCACTAATTGGCCAAGCTGAGCTAATGGGCTATTTGCGCGCTGTACTTGCCCTAGGCGTGCTATTTCTGATGCTGTTGGAAATGCCATAAACCCCCCTTAAGAAGCGCCGTAAATCATTGCGCCAGTTTGAATGAATGGCGCTAAATCAGCCATTAAGCCACCTTGACCTATACTAGCACGACCAATACCAAGCTGAGCAAGATTGCTTAAGCCTGACTGCATACCTTGGTTTAATTGACCTTGTGCTTGTAACTGCGTGCCGAATGTTCCTAAGCCTAGATTTGTGCCTGTTGTTAGGTTTCCTAGTGCTTGGTTGTAAGCTTGACCGCCTAGCTGGTTGCCCATTTGAAGGGTTTGACGCGCAAGCCTATCCTGAGTGCCACTAGCACCTAAACTTCCGGTTGCTGCTGCTGATTGAAGTAATTGATTGCTGGCCTGCTCTTGCAGTTGTTGGTATTCACTGCCTTGAAGGTAGTCAGAAATAAAGCTTTGTCTGGCTTCTGGGCTTAGCATTTCTTGCAACTGAGGCAGAAAGGACTCACCGGCTTCACGATAAGGCCTTAAGCCCTCTGTAATATCGCCGTACTGCTCTTTCATAAACTCTAATTGGTTTAACTGAGCCTGCTCTTGCTGTGCAATCTGCTCTTTTAAGGCTTTCTCTTCATCCTCGCCGGTCAGCTCGCCCCAAGCATCAGAAACAGGGTCTTTCTGTAGCTCATAAAGACCACCCGTTCCGATATTAAGTAGGCCCTCTTCTGTCGTCGGGTCAAAGTCGCTTAAGCTAATGCCGCCCATAATTATTCCTCGTTAATCCTATAATGTAGGTGTTATACCACTTACCATTCTTTAAAAAGGCTTCTTGTTTTTCACCTTCAACAATAAAGCCGATATTTTGTACAAATTTTAACATGCTTTTATATAAAACGGGTATTTCAGATTCCAGTCTGTTTATGCTTGGCTCGTTAAATAGATTACTTATAACCTTTTTCGCAAACACTGGCGCATATCCCCTAAAAGCTTTGTTTATATTTATATGAATATCAACAATGTGCTTCTTTGCTTTTGCTAAATGAATAAAACCTGATAATTCATCGCCAACATAACACCCAATATAAGAATAAGTTAAAGGCAATGGGTTATTATTTAAATCAACGTAATCCTGAAACACCCTGCGCTTTAATTCATCAGTCATACAGCAAAAAGCATCTTCTCTACTGATTGCTCTAAGGTATATTCGTTGCTGGGTCGAACGTTGTGCCATCGTATAACCTGCGCCATTTATCCGCACCACCAATTACAGTGGCTTCATAAGTTCCAGATGATAAAAACAAAAGCCCTAGTTTTTCTGGTGGTAGTGGTGGGAATGTCGCATTACCGCCAACCTCTTTGCAGTCTTTTTGTAAGTAAAAACTTGGGGTTTGCAGGTTATCCTCTTGAAGAGAGCTAACAAACAAAAAACCCCTTGTATTGCCATCGAATATCTTTGAAAGCTCTTCTGTTGAAAGGCTATTTTTGCTTAAGTTCTGCATTAGTATCCGCCCTTCTCTGTTCTAGCTAGTAGCTTAATTATCCGCGTAGGGTATGGATTCATAACCCTTAACTTAACGGTGAAAGATTGATCAACATAACCAAAGCTAAAAAAGCGCGTCTTTTTCTTATAGCTGCCTGATTTACCTGTACCAAGTGAACGCTCTTGCTCAAAAGTAACACCGTAATCATAAGACACTGAAAGCATTATCTGAGGGTCTGCCCACAACGGGTCTGGCTCACTGAAATCTATCTCTACAATAGGTTGAAGCTCTGGAACTATCATCCTATCATTTAGCGCATTAAATGGAGAGGTGACAACTTCACGATTTACTAGATTGCCAAGCTCAAGCCCGCTATATCTATTAACCTCTGATATGTTGGTATCATAACCCCCAAGCCCATTTTCAGCCCATGTATCGGATATAAAGACCGGCCCCTCTGGGGTTAGCCCATAGCCTATACAGTCCCAATTTTCACGGCCATATGTTTTTCTCTCATGCCATAGATTGCTTGCCTCAGTGAAACATAAGCATACCTTTGGAGAATTAAAAACAATAACATCCTGATCACTATCGTTCATTTTGAACACAGGTATATAGTCTGGCCACTTTGGGTTTTTACCGTTGTCTGTGTCGCCGTATGTGTCGTAAAGGTTGTTTTTACTTAACTGGAACTCCATAGCAGGGTTGCTTATCTTTTGAAATGAACCACCATTTATTCTATACAACCCGTAGTTATTGGTCGCCGTCTTGCCTATGAAGAATATTCCGCTACCAGTGGATACTTTTGATTCAGGCTGGTACAGGCCGACATCAATAGAGCCAATTAAAGCATATGGAATATCAGTATTATCCGTAACCCTATACATATAGGTTTTAGTTTCACCAAACACATAAAGGATGTTTGAAAAAACTTCTATCCCTTTTATCAATCCAGTATTTCCATCTGGAGCAATAAAATCTAAAGGGTCGGCAACTGGGGAGGTCAATGAGGAATAATAGACCTTTGGGCTTGATGGGTCGTAATTGCAATATAAGAACCTGCCGCCAAGAAAGGCTACGTCAACTATAGGTTTTGCGGACAAGGTGGGCGAGTGCAAATTCCAGTTAAAGGCATTGCCTTGAGAATACTGGATATAATAATTATTAGACACTGATGCTGTATCTCTTCTTCCATAGCCAACTATTACAATAGTATTTGGGCTTACTGCTATTCTTACCCTCTCACCGTCTGGCTGAATTGTATCTGCGTCATATTTCAATAGCTTACTAACATTCATAGCTCCTTCTGAGCCAG